ATTGTTACTGAGTACACATACAAAACTGAATATCCAACACATCCAAAGATTAAGGTCATATAATGAAGATGGAACAGCAAATGACACCTGAACTAAAAGTCGAACTAGAGCTAGAAGCACACGAAAAAGAATGTGCAGTACGCTATGAGTTAGTACAAAACAAACTAGAGAGCTTAGACAAACGCCTATGGCGGCTTGAGGCAATGATTATGGGGTCTACCCTAGCAATGGTTGCGATGGCTGCTATGGTGTTCTCTAAGGTAATGTAGTGTTTCAAGCAATGATACTAGTATGTAGTATGCTACCCAATGCAGAACCACCCTGTGTAGAGCTAAAGGATAACCTTAAACTACATAGAACAACACAACAATGTGAGCAACGGCTGGAGGAAATGAAGGCCGTTGTTCCTCAAATGTTTTACCCACCCTACGTTGTAGGCGGTAAATGCGAACAGATAGGAGAGCAATTATGATTACTGCTCTAATACCACAGTTAATGCCCTTTATCACTACAGTAATAGATAGAACCATTCCTGATAAAGAGGGTAAGGCAAAGGCTTTACAGGATATTGAAAAGACTTTAATAGATAACGCTAATAGTATTAACCTAGCTCAAATAGCAACGAATCAGACTGAGGCTAAAAGCAAGCATTTGTTTGTGGCTGGCTGGAGACCAGCAATCGGTTGGTCTTGTGCGTTAGGTATCTTTTGGTTATTCATTGGTGCTAACTTTGCCCAGTGGGGTATGAATATGGCAGGGGTAGAGGGAGAAGTTCCTACTGTTCCGTCTGATATTTTACTTGAACTTACCTTTGCAATGTTAGGAATGGCTGGACTCCGTACTTTTGAAAAGCTAAAGGGAGTTAATAAGTGACAGACATGTGGGACATGAGTAATCAAACTACTGCTGAACAAGCGGCTAAGAACCGTAAGGAAGATATAGATGACACAAAAAGAACTGATGGACAGTCTACACAAGGAAGTAACGCAAGAGCTACTCCTTCGTGTTCGTAGTGGGGAAGCAACAGCCAGTGAGTTGTCTGTAGCAGTAAAGTTCCTAAAGGATAATGGAGCATCCCTAGATGTAATCATGGCAGATAGTCCTATGGCTAATCTGCTAGAGGGTTTACCCTTTGACATGGGAGATAACTTACAATGAGAGGACACAACGCAAGCCTAGCTAGTAAGAATGTTACACTACCAGCAGACCAGTCATGGGTAAAGATACTAGACAGTAATGCTGGACGTATGTACCTGTGTATTCAGAATGACCATGACACCCATTCTATTACAATAGGCTTTAGTAATGATACAACAGCCCCTACAACAGGACTAAACCTTAATGGTAGTAATACTGTGGGTAGTTTAGATGCTACCTTTCAGTTTAACGTAGCTCCTATCAATGCTGTCTGGGCTAAGGTAAATGATAATCATGCACATGTTATAGAAGTAATCTATGATGACTAGTATCCCTGAACCCTTAAAGGACTTTAGGAACTTCACATACCTTGTGTGGCAGCATCTGGGACTCCCAGAGCCAACACCTATTCAGTACGACATAGCACACTACCTACAATACTCACCGAAGCGTTGTATTATCGAAGCCTTCCGTGGTGTAGGTAAGAGCTACATCACAGCAGCCTATGTCGTACACCAACTACTCCTAGACCCCCAGCTAAAGTTCATGGTGGTGTCTGCTAGTAAGGCTAGGGCTGATGACTTCTCTACCTTTACACAGAGGATTATCACTGAGCTACCTATATGCCAACACCTAGTGGCTAAGGAAGGCCAGAGGTGGTCTAAGATTGCCTTTGACGTAGCTCCAGCTAAAGCCTCTGGTTCTGCTAGTGTAAAGTCTGTGGGTGTAACTGGTCAGTTGACTGGTTCTCGTGCTGACATCATCATTGCTGATGACGTTGAAGTACCTAATAACTCTATGACACACATGATGCGTGAGAAGCTTGGGGAGACCGTTAAGGAATTTGATGCTGTACTCAAGCCTGATGGTAAGATTATCTATCTGGGTACACCCCAGAACGAGATGAGCCTCTACAACACACTGACTACTCGTGGTTATGACATGAGAGTATGGCCTGCACGCTACCCTACCCTAGAAAGGGCAGAGAAGGCGTATGGAGGCCGTCTAGCACCCTCGCTGTATGAAAGTCTACAGGAGAAGCTAGAGGCCGTCTATGGGCTTCCTACGGACGCTAAGAGGTTTGATGACGAAGACCTACTAGAACGAGAGCTATCATACGGACGTTCAGGCTTTGCTCTACAGTTTATGCTGGATACTAGTCTGTCTGATGCTAACAAGTACCCCCTGAAGCTTGCAGACCTTATGATATACTCCTGTGACAGGGACACTGCACCAGAGAAGATGGTGTATGGCATCATGAAGCCCCTCAATGAGTTGCCTAACGTAGGTCTCAGTGGGGATAAGTTCTATGCCCCTGAGGAGACGCTAGGGCGGTCTGAGTACACAGGCAGTATCCTTGCCATTGACCCCTCCGGTAGAGGCTCTGACGAGACTGCATACGCCATTGTGAAGATGCTTAATGGATACTTGTACGTTGTAGATGCTGGTGGTATTGCTGGTGGCTACTCTCAGGAGACACTACAGACCCTTGCAGACCTTGCTAAGGTGCATAGGGTTAACATGGTGCTGGTTGAGAGTAACTTTGGTGATGGTATGTTCACTGAGCTTATGAAGCCCTACCTACAGAAGACTTACCCAGTAAGTATGGAAGAGGTACGACACAGTAAGCAGAAGGAACACAGGATTATTGACACGCTAGAGCCTGTCATGAACCAACAGAAGCTAGTCATAGACCCTAAAGTAATCCAGAAGGACTACGATAGTGTGCAGGATATGCCACCTGAGAGGGCTGTGAAGTACATGTTGACCTACCAGTTGACTAGAATAACTAAACAGCGTGGTGCTTTGGCTCACGATGATAGACTTGACGTACTAGCTATGGCTGTACAGTACTGGGTAGACCAGATGGCTGCTGATGCTGACAAGCAGATGGTTAGTAAGAGGAATGAACTACTAGAAGAAGAACTAGATAAGTTTATGTCTGGTATGAACGTAGGTCAGGGACTACAACAACAAGAACAAGGCTGGTTAAACCTTTAACATTTCTAAAGTTACCCTTTGAGTAGAGACCCCCTGTTACATATACTATAGTATATAGATATACTTCGGTCACACTTAGGGTAGCTTTGAGGTGCTATGGGGTACTTTAGCTAGTTGTTCTTGTGGTGTTACCCAAATACCAAGGCTAAAATACACACAAAAATCTGAGACGGTATATAATATTTCAATCGCGCGCGCACCCCCACGCACGGGCACGTTAAATGATCCTGCGCCTGTCACATTATGTCAAAAACCTGACGTTAAAGCATCCTGCCGCTTGCCGTGGCGGTTTCCGTGGCATTGCCTTGACGTTTCCTTGACGTTGCTTTGGCGTTCACCTGGTTTTTCTGGTTGTCTTTCTGTCTTTCTCTATCTGTTTTTGTATTTTCTTTTGTTTGTTTTCAATGACTTACAATTTAATTTAATCTTTTTCTGTTTTTCCTATTGCGTATTGTTCTGTTTTCTGGTCTAATTTGAATCATCGAAGAACACAAGACAACATGCTAGCGACAACGTACTAAGTACAGGAAACAAGGCACGAGTCGGAAAGGTAGCTTGCCAAGCTTATTCGATACTAAGACAAGAAAGAAATTGACAAGTAAGACAGAATACGCATAATAGAATACACAAGACAGGTTACGAAGCACCTAAAGCTTGCAGACTAATAGCCTAAATGCTAAGTCTCTAAAGGTAAGTTAGCAGACCACCACGGATGGATGGAAAGCCCTAGCTGTAGACACTATAAAACCCTGTTTATGTCAGGTGGTGCATCAGTGTCAGTCCTTCTGACTGCTTACAGGATGCAATGGTGTATCCGTCTAGCTAGTAGGAAACTATCATGAAAACTTTCACAACAAAACTATTCGGTAAAACAGTAGCAGTCTATGGCAAGCGCAAGCGTGTAGTAAAGAACAGGTACGGTCTATCCTTTGGTAGCACCTTTACTGGACTTCACTTAGGTAAGACCAGCAGATATCTATCTGTTCCTTTATTCAGCAAGCGTTCGTTTGGTGGTGTTCGTGACATCACTAGAACATATTAGCCTTGACAGGTTCAACGGTATAGATTATCGTTGTATCCTGTAAACAGTCGGAAAGGTAGAGCAATGAAACTCAAGCTATTAGGTGTTGGTAACAATGCCAAAACAGTTAAA